ACCTAATAATGACTTAACTGAATTTTCAGTTAACAATAGGTTGTATGATGACAAAACCAACGAACTGCAGACTATTGATAATGATATATCATTAGGTCAGCATGATGTTCGTATAATATCAGGATCGACTTTACCATCAAATAAGATGGCAGAATACAATATGTATCTTGATGCGTATAAGTTAGGATTGATAGATGATGTCGAGGTCTTAAAGAAAACAGAGATCTATGACAAAGAAGGTGTATTGCAACGTAAAGGTATGATGGCAAAAATGCAGTCACACATACAACAACTAGAGGGTCAAATAAAAGAACTTACTGGTGACTTACAAACAGCAGACCGCGAAGCGGTTCATGCTAAAAAACAAGTTATCACTGAGAAATTTAAGACCGATTTGAACGAGATTGCCTCCGACGCTAAATATAAGGAAAGAGTCAAGATTAGTCAACTAGAGGGTGTGATTGATAAAGCAGATGTTCGTGCCGAAGCTGCGTTAGCTGTACAAAAGGCGAATAAAGGGAGTTCCTCGAAAAATAGGAGCGCACAAAATAAACAATAATCATAGGTTTAACTTCTTCGAGATATCTACGGGTGTCTCGAATTAAAGAAGAAATCTAAAAGGAGGTTATATGGAAGATCAAGTGCAAAATAGTGTAGTTGAACAGAATGTTGGTCAAACAACACGAGAAGGATTGGACGTATCAATGCCAGATGTCGAATTGGCTTCTGACATTCCAAGTGTTCAAGATGGCGTAATTGATGAAGGAAATAAAAGAGCACCTAATTTAATAACTAAAGAGGGTGATGAATCCGAAGTTAATTTTGCCACAGACTGGGAAGTTGAAACCAGGAAGTTTCAGTCTATGTATGATAAACAGAAGGCTGATTATGAAAAACTTCAGGGTGACTATAAAAATCTTCAACCGATGTCTGAATTACAACAGGTTCTCGAATCGAGACCTGATGTCGTTGAGGCGATACGTGATAAGTTGGAAGGTAAAAATTCTCAGGAAACTATACGCGAACAGGATGACACCAACACAGTTGATGAGTCATCTTTTGACCCATGGGAAGCCTATTATAAACCGGAGTCTGACTCGTATAAGATGAGGACGACTCAGGAGAGGGCTTTAGTAGATGAGGCAGTTGGAAAACATATGTCTCAAATACAAGGCCAAGTAGCGTTGCAGAATTTACGCAATGAGTTATCTAGTAGCTACGACATGCACGATGAAAAGGATATCAATGATTTTATTGACTTTGCTACAACACCGAGAGATCAATTGCCAATTGAATTGCTAATTGATGTTTATCGGAAGCATTACAATAAAGGAGCAGATAACGTTTCTCCAAACATGGAAGCAGTTAAAGTAGCTCAAAGCATTCCACGGACTGCTGGAATTCTTCAAGGTGGGGAACCACCAAGGAGGAACGAACAGGATTCCGCTTGGGATAGAATTTTGCAAGCTGGGCAAGCAGGGAGAATTCCCTAATTAATATAATCAAATAGGAGGTAACAAATGGCTGTTACACAAGGAGTAAAATCCAGTTATGATATTACAGCTGCTACCACAAGTGCTGGTGTAGGACAAGCGCCTGACCGCCGTCGATTATACGATTTCTCAGATCGGGTTGCCGAATTGGCACCAGAGGAGTCACCGTTTTTTGTATATCTTTCAAAGGTTGCAAAAGTACCAACGGATGATCCTGTATTCCGATTCTTAGAAAATCGTTCAAAAATCGATTGGTCAAGTCGTGATTTCTTACTAGCTAGCGCACCGGGGACGGTTGTGGCTGGTAGTTCTTACGCATTCACAGTTGACGCAGATAGCGCAACTGGTGGAAGTGTTTCAGGTGGAACCGCACCTGGGTTCTTAATAAAAGGTATGGTATTTTCAGTGGCTTCAATGGGAAAATCCAGTGCTACTGGATATTCGCAGATTTTAGTTAGAATTGAAAGTGCTCCAATTGTTGGTAGTGTTTCTACTACATTCACTGGAAAAGTTATTGACTTTTCTGCTTTAACTACATCAGCAGGTGCTATTAGGGGTG